GAAGTTATTTAACGAACACATAAAGAACCAATCTGACCTTGGCATAGAAGTGACCGAGCAAAGTTTGTCGGACGCTTGGAACTCCAACTCAGGTGGAGTAATGCAGCGTCACGCTCCAACTCAACAACGTCTCCAAGGCATTGTTACTGCCCAGAACAAAGCTCTTGCAGAGAAGCAAGCTGCTACTGACTTCGCTGCTACGGAGCAACAAAGAAGAGTAGACGCATTTGTACTTGAAGACCTTAAAAAAGGTCTTAATGAAAACTCTATGCTAGGAGATGGTGCCAGATCAGTCGAAGATTTAAACACTAGCTTTACAGAAATGTTTGAAAACAACCCACTTATGATAGAGTCTTATATTAGACAATCAGGTGTTGGGGGGAATCGCTTGGGTGAAATGCAGAAGGGTTTTTATTCAGAAGTTCAAGCCCCACAGATGCAGAAAGTAATGGAGCTTATAGCCACTGGGTCTTTTGACGCAGAAACTTTAAAGAGAGTTTATTCTAATGTAGACCCTAAGTTCATAGATGACGCAGTAGCTAAAGCTATAAAGACTGAAGCTCAAAGAGATAAGGAATTTAATCAGGCTGATATTATCTTTGCAGAAGGCAGAGACGTTTTTGCAGAAGGCAGAATCACATTTAAGAATCAACAGGTCACATTTAAAAGAAAAGAAGAGGAAGCTATTCTTGCTGCTGCTCAAAAGGTTGTTGCTGACACTTACCAAAATAAGTTTAATAATTTAACTTTAGTAGAAAAAAATGCAGCAATAGAGAAGGCTGAAAAAGATATAATTCGCTTAGTTATTGAACAAGAGCAATCTGATCTGAAATTTGCCCAAGGCCAATACACTTTCCACGCTGATGTTACTAAAGCCATCTTAACAGCGGCTCAACTTGTGACCGAACGCGCAGCAACTAATGCGAGCACGGCTGTTGATGATGGTCAGCAAATTAAAAACAACACTCAAACGGATCTTGAGAACGAGCAAACTAATGCGAACTATCCAGCAGAGCAGTTGGTAGCAGCCAGAAGTCCTACTGGAGGGCAGATAGATGTTTCCGTGGCAAATGGAACCGCAACTCTTGAATCGATTACTTCTGTTTTAAAAGATTATCAAATCACTGACCCAGCTATTATTAAGCGTACATGGAGGGAATCCCTAAAGATAATGGATAGGGCCACTTACGCAGAGATGGCTAAACACAACGCTGATAATAAAGCAGGGTTAATAGCAGCCACGCAAAAAATAGAGAAGTATGTAGATGGCATAAGAACGAATGCTGATAACAATGTCGTTGACTACTTTGATGACTCTCTTCATGCAGCGGTTGCTATAGTACAAAATAAGTATCACATAAAAAAAGACACATTCTTAGGAGGTCTTCAAGACTGGGCGCAAGAGCAAATAGAAAGTGGTGCTTTTGATAGCAACATGGATCAAAGTGAAATTATTGCAGCGTTTGATGCAGAGATAACTAACCCAACACATCCAAATACGTTAGCAGCATTTAACAATGGGTTAAAGCCAATAACCTATAACGCTCAAAGACAGCTATTAATAACTCAGAAACTGATGGAACTTGGAGTAAGCCAATACACTCCAGAAAAATACGAAGAGGTATACGTTTCTAAAACACAGGAAGAGATAAATACATATTTATTACAAATGGATCATGCGCTTACGAACAATAATTCTGTTAATTATATAGATGCTCAAGCTGCCTTAGCAGACCTGATTATCGAAATGAATGCTGACATTAATGCTCGTCAAGGAGACCACCAAAAAGCCTTTGGAGTAAGAGCAACTTTTGATCAAGCTCAAGCGGCCTTGAAAAAGATGACTGATATATTGGTAGCAGCCAGTAGCGCGGCTAAGAGCAAGCCTGCACCAAAGCCGAAGCAAACTAAACAAGGTTATACGTTTAATCCTGTCTTATTCACCAAGACAACGGGAGACCTTGACAGCATAGATGATGGACTATCCATTATTAATGCGAAGATTAAAAAATATACCAACAACAACACATGGAATCCTAGTAATGGATTACCAACTGAACTGGCTAAATTAAACACTCAGCAACAAACGCTGATAGGAGCGGAAGCTAGGTTTGAGAAATACAAGTCTAAATATGATGAGCTTTCAGTAAATATTTTATCTGAGAGTGATGCACAAAAGAGGCGCGACATGAGTACCCAACAAAGAGACATACACAGGGAAGTGGTTGCAATGCAAAATCGTGTAGCCAAAATCATGGAGGAGATGTTAGACCCATAGGACGACCAAAAAGCGGTACTCCAATACAGTTTCCCTAATAAATTAATTTCGGAAACTGGAGTACCGAATGTCTTTACCCAATGCCAATGCCATCGCACGCCTAGCAAAAGTCAAAGCTGAACGTGAGTCTTTGAGTCCATCTTCTTTATCCGCATCCTACCTTCAAGACACACCAGACGATCAAATCCTTAGTGACCCTCGTGCGCTGGCTGACATTCGTGACTACTACCGAAAATGGAAAGGCCGTTACTTCATAGATGACAAAGAGATGCTTGAGGAGTTCCATGAAGATCAATCTTGGAACAACCTCAACACCATTGGTGCTGGCATTAATTGGGCCGAAGCAAGCAGTGCTAACGAAGACCAACGTGCTCACATGGCACGCATGTCATCCCTTTATCATAAAGTACCCATGCTCAACAGCAAGGGTGGCTTTGCTGATCACATCGGTGGATTCCATGTTGCAGCCAACATAGGCCAATCTGTTCTGGCTGACCCTATTAACCTTGTCGGCTTTGGTGCTGGTGGAGTTGTGGGCAAGGCCGCAGCTCGTGGAGCTGTAGCAGTTGGAGAAAGTGGCATGCGAGCTGGCGTAAAAGCTGCTGCCAAACGTGGTGCATTTGTGGAAGGTGCAGTTGGTGCTCCAGTCGGAGTAGGCATAGATGCACTAACTCAAGGATACGAGAGAGAAGTTGGCCTGAGTGATGAATACTCTCTAGGCCGAGGAGCAATGGCTGCTGGTATAGGTCTAGCTGCTGGTGCTGGCCTTGGTGGAATAATGGCTGCGTTCTCTGGAGCATGGGGTGCTCGCATCGGAACAAAGCAAGCACAACGTCTTCTTGATGAAGGATACACGCCAGAAACAATTCCAAGCATGACTCAAGCAGAAGTAGATTTCGCTCTGACTCCAGCAGGAGCTGCTGCAAAGGTAGAAACAGAAACACAAGCATCATACGATCAACGTGCTGCTGAAGATGCTGCTGAGTCAGCCGACTTCGATGCTATGGATGCCCAACGTGCGTCAATGGATAAAGAAGACGCAGCTATCGATGCCCAAACTAAATTAATGTGGCGTGACCGTGATGATGAATCTGTTATCACTGAATCTATTGATCGTATAAAAAGTGCTCTTGAGGCAGTCGGTGATCCAGCAGCTCGTGCGCCATTAGTCGCTCATGAAAAGTTTCTTTACGAACTTCGCGCTCGCGTTGCTAGTGCAGCAGCTCGGTTAGATGAAATTGACACTGCAACTCGTGCTGGCGCAAAAGGTAAAGAACTAGAGACGCTTCTTAAAGAACGTGCCAAAATTATTACGCTTCAAGAACATGTCGTCACCATACGCCATACCCTTGATGGCACTCAAAGAGCTGCCGATGAAGCTATGCCAGCAACACCAGAAGCTACGGCTCCAGTTGCCGAAGCAGTACCGACAGCTCCTAAAGCTGACGTTGATGTTGCCGATCCAATCTCTCCAACCACAGTTCCAGAACCCACTTTAGCTCCTGCTGCCACCAAGGTAGATGTAGCCACAGGAGAACCCACAGTTGCAGAAGTTATTGCGGATGGTCAAGACCTAGCTCCAGCAGCATCAGAAATTCCAGAAGGGTCTCCAGCAGTAGCAGACGATTTAATTGAGGCAGTAGTACCAGAAGCTAAACCCATTGGGCGAAGGCGTGCCGATCTAACTGATGAGTCCATTGCACTTCTCCAAGAACTAGGCGTTAAGCAAAAGACCATAGATAACGCAGTCAAGAGCAAGCGTCCAGACCAGCGCAAGAACTTAATGAAGAAGATCGTTGAGTCTAAGGGGCTTAAAAAAGAAGAAGGTGAAGACCTTTCCCTTGTCTCTATCAATGATCTGGCTGCTCGAATTAAAGCCTACACGGATGAGCAAGCTGCATCTGCCACTCCAGTAGCACCAACAGCCACTCCAACATCTACACTCGATGAAGCTGCGGCAACTATCAATGAGCTAACTGCTCCAAAGGAAACGCCAGTTGAGCCTACCCAAGGCCCAGACTACACCACGGCAGCGATGGAATCTGATATTCCAACGATGGATGATGCCAAAATTTTTGATGACATCATTAAGATCATCGAAGCCTCTTCACCATCGAGAACTCCAGAAGCTACAGCTCCAGTAGCTCCAGAAGCTCCAGCAGCTAAAACAAATCCAGATGGAGAGACTGTCGCTGCTTCTCCTGCTCCAAAGGTCAGTGATCCAGAGCCAATACCTTTTGAGCAGTTAACCGTTACCACGCTAGATGATCTTGGGCTTACCCCAGAAGATAGCAGCATGTTGCGTGGCGCACTTAAAGGCATATTTCCTAAAAAGAATTTGGATGCCACAGTCTTTGAAAATCTAACTATCCAAAGTTTTGAAACCCTCGCGTTGGATGTTACTAGAAAGAAGTGGGCTAAAAATTCCACTGATTTCCAAAAACGTATCGAAGCCACTAAAGTGATTGAGAATCTGCGTGCTAAGTTAATGCCTAATGGTGTGCAAAAAAATACCCAGTCTCGCAAAGAATCGATCCTACAAATCCGCAAGATATTTGCAGACAAAGGTGATGTATTCGTAGAGAACGCAGTTGCTTTATTTGATCGCTTTGGCGAACTAGGTCATGCAGATGTGGCTCCTAAGTTTAAATCAACCAAAAGACTTAATGCTTGGGAAGGAGATCCAACACAGAATAATATCAGAATTGGGAGAGAGAGCGGCTACTCAACACCAAAACTAGCGACTTTCTATCATGAAGTCGCACACTGGATGTATGGCAATGTTCTGACTCCGACTCAGAGAATTGAGTTCATGGATTCTATGGGCAAATACTATAAAGAGGATGGCAGTTTAGACACTACCAAACTTGCAGATGCACTACCGTTTGGCAGCGAGAGCCGCGTTGACACTGGGGAGTCAAGAATTGATGGTGTCGCAATTTATCACAACTCAGATGAGTCCCCCCAAGAATTATTTGCAGAAAGTTTCTCTATGTTTGCCATGCGCTCACACACCTCTCCAGACGCACAGTTGGAAACTTTCTTCAGCCAAGTGGAGCGGTATTTTAAGTACCTATACCAGCGTTTCATAAAACAGTCTGGCGTAGTTGATCCTGACTTGGAACGGTTGTTCATCAACATCATTCCCAATGAGAAGCAGCATCGTGATTTGTTAACTGCTGGTGCGAATAAGGTCACAGTGCTAGATGCTGAACCTAAGACTGACGCAGGCAAGATGATCAAGCTCCGTCTGGGTAATGCTATTCATCACAACGAAACAATCGATGGATCACTTGGTAATACCTCTATCATCGAGTACATGAAAGATTTGGGTGTAGAGTTTTACTCACTTACTAACCAGCGCGGGAAGACTGGAGCGTTTAGGCAAACCAAATCAATCAATCCAGAACTACGCAGTGCCTCCGAAAAAATATATGCGACCATCCGTGAACACTTTTCTGAAAGTGAAGGGAAGATGGGCAGTGAACTTGATTGGGGGGAAATAGAAGCTGGCCTTATCGACATGGACTACAATTCCGTGATCGAGCTATCTAGGACTTTAGAAAATCAGTGGGAGGCAGGCGGTCTTCGTGAGCTTGTTTACAAGCTGGACGACACTCTCCGTTCTCAGTATTTCCGTCACGAGCAGGAACTTATTCTCTCTCCAATGGCGAAGGATTCTTTCCCTGACTCCCTTGCGAATTATCGTGAAGGCTACAAGATCAAGCTCGCTTGGCAACCAAAGAAGCCAGAGATTAGGAATCCTGATCTGGTGATGTGGGCTAATAAGGCAAAAGCTAAGGTAGCTAAAACTCCTACAGAGCAACGTAAGTCTGATAATTATGCACTCAAGAACCTGTCCATCGATGAGCTAACTGCTATGGCTACTGGCGAGGGTGAGCAAGCAAAGAAAGCTGCTATGGCTCTCCTTAAAAAATGGAGGGCAACGCCAGCAAAAGTACCGAAAGGTTTTAAGCCTCGCAACGCTATTAAAACAGGCAATAGAGATACTCTTGAAGTTATGTTGCGTGATGCGTTCATGGCTGCGGATGACTCTAATTCGGCTGGCATAATCAAAGAAATTAGAACTGAGATGGCGAGGCGTGGACTGCCTTCATCTAGCAATGTTAGTCACATGGTTAATTCCTTAGTCGGCAAAGAAGATCGAATGTTCAACGGCCCTCTTGGAACTGACGAGGGAGGTATTCCAGAAGGAGCATCTGCTGTTGGCAAAGAATTCTTAGGAATGTTTACTCACCGTAATGACAATGTTGAAAAGTCCTTGCGTCAAATAATGTATCGATTCTTAAATATGCTAGATATGGATACAAACTCCGAGTTCCTTGGTACTAAGTTCTTGGATAGCATGACTATCCGTGCAGACTTGGAATCGCACTTTGGACGGATAGGTGATTCTAACACCCCTTACGCAAATGACATGGTTAACGAGATCGACCTCACTTCTAAAGAAATGAGGAAATATGTGAATGCCAACAGGAGATTAATTGTTTCATTATCTGGCGATAATCCTGAGATGGTTCGTGATGGAATCAGAGGCATGGCTCGCCTTGCTCTTCGGACTCACGTTATTCCTCCGTCAAGCAAAACAGCAATCTTAGACATCTATCGAGTACAGTCAGAGGCAATAAAGGCACGAGTTCGCAGGCGCGTTGGAGGAGCTGCAAGTGAGCTTCAAGAGATGGAGCACTTCTTCACTGAGTCTTTCATCCACTACCTGTCTGGCAAATTTCCAAAAGAAGATAATATCTTTAGCGGCCTTAACGCCAATGAATCTCACACTGTAATCGACATCTTCGATGATGTTCGTGACTCCGTGAAATACCTAACTGATGGTGTTGTTGATAAGAAGAAGTTAGTGGGAATCTTTGATGAGCTTGCGTACTCCGAGCCACTTGGAGATAACCAAATCAAGATTCAACTCGCTGACGCTAGGCGAGACACAATGCTTCGTGCAATTTTGCCTGCACAGAAAGATATGATGGTCGCTAATTATATTAGACATCTGGGGGAAAATGACCCAACTCGCCTTGAGCTAATGGATAACTTTGCCGAAGATTATGGTCGGACTCCAACAGGAGAAATTCAAATCTTCTGGCACTCCACAATAAACGGTAAAGCATTTGATCGTGACAAAAATCCTTATCTACGCCCATCTCGTGATGGTCAACATGGTCGAGGCATTCATGTAACCACCAGCGCAGATGTAGGTTTTGAGGCGTATGGTAAACGCCCAACCTTTACGGCTCTTGCCTCCATGGTGGAAGGTCTCGCAGCCGAAAGAGGCATATCAAAATTTTCACCTAGATTTGTATCAGCGATAGCGCATGCAGAGGATTTACATAAAGCCTATGTGGATAGCGGATTTACTGCGGATACCATTATGAAAACTCAGGAGCTGATCACTACGATAGAGGCTAGGATTGCTCGCTTGGTAGAGGAAAACGGTGACGCGAATAAAATTGATCAACAAAATAATGAGCTTATAAAGCAGATAAATATTTTCGATCTTATGCAAGAAGAGTTTAAGAGATTAGATGTTGAGGTTGAGGCTTTACATAAATCACTGAATGATGACGTTGGTTTTGAAGCAGACCCAGTGATGATTCCTCTTGTTCTTAGAGCTGATCGAGTCGCTATGTTTGATGCAACCATGCACCGCCAAGACAGTAATTTAATTACTGAGTTACTAGGTCGCCTTAAAGAGATTGAAGGTAGCCTCACCGAACCCAGTAAAATTCAGCAAACAATTTTAAATGGTGCAGAGGGAGGAATTGCAGAGCGAATTGCAGAGCGAATTATCAACGAGACGCAAGGCGAGGGTAGTATAACTGGGCAAAGAGTTTACAACATTTTAGTAGGTGAGCTACAGTCTTCAGCTTCTTCCGATAAAACAGGAAGTCTACGAATGGCTCGTGCATTTATCGATGACATGCTTGAGAGTCTTGGTTATCAAGCCAAGGTAGGAAGCACTCAGAATCGCTTAAACACCATAGACAAAGATGGATCGTTGATTAACTCTGAAACAAAGCCTTACAAAGAAGTGGTCGTCTTTGATGGCAAAAGATTAAAACACTTAGCGTCCTCGCTTTTCGATAAAGAAAGCTCACAGATTTACAGCAAGGTTGGGCCTGACACTGATGCCTCTAACCCTAACTTCGCTGTTCTTACTGCTGCGATCAACACGGAAGGCAACATTAACCATCGTGGATTTGCTCGCGTAATGAATCAATTGGAAGAGCAGGGTGCTCCTCCAACACTGACCTCTGCGTTGGTAGCCGTTGCCAAACGTAAGACCTTGAGTGAAGGACAAGCTAACGCCTTAAAACAATATGGGCCTAAGCTATTCTTCTCCAAAGGTTCTGATCGTCTTCGCAGCAGCGGCATGAAGTGGCTAGGTGATTTCATTCAGCCGCAACATGGCACTGGCTTCCATGAGAGGCAGAACAGTGAGCTTGGTCGTAGGATTGTTCCAATCCTTCAGCGAATTAAAAAACTGCCAGATGCTAAAGGAATAGTCGGCACTTGGGCTTCAAAGAATAACCCAATGAGGACTAACCAACCAGCCAGTGTGACACGCATTGTTAAGACGTTGCGTAGGCCAGCAGGCCATGAGTCTGAAAAGCGTTTGTCTCCAGAGGAGTTCTCAATCTATCAAGACCTTCGAGCCACGTTCTCCCAAGAAGCGATCAGCTTAAAAGAATCTGGTGTCATCATGGGTCACATCGAGGATTACTTCCCTCAAGTGTGGAACAAAGAAGCCATGCTTCGTGATAAGGATGGAGTCGTATCTGAGCTAGCTCGTCACTTAATGCGTGAATCGATTAGAGAGCGTAATGCTGACATCACTCCGCAACAAGCAGTAGAGAAAGCACAAAATATCTTCAACCGTTTAACTGATGATGATGGCGTATACATGCCACCTCCAACAGGTGGACGGAGAGATTCAACAGGTGATCATATTGATTACCAGCGCATGCTTCGTCTTGATCAATACCCTGACTCCCTGAAATCTCTTGAGAAGTATTTAGAGAGTGACCTTGAGGGCATGATGACCAAATACTTTGACCTATCTACTCGTAGAGTAGCAATGGCAAATCAGTTTGGAGCTAACTCTCATGGTTACTATGACTACCTGTATACAGTAGAGCATGGCATCCGTGGAGCAGTGGAGTTGATCAGTAAAGGCAAGGTATTCTCTCGTGAGATTATTATTCCTGATGCCAATGGATCAGCCAAAACAACCATAGAGCATGATCTGTTTACGCCACTGACTCAAGACCCTGCAAGGGCAACAGAAATTGCTACCCAAGCATTAGAGATTGCTAAAACTCAAGGTGCAGCAGCATCCCGCGACTGGCTAATTTCTCTCCACCCTAAGTCTACACTGGCTTGGGAGAAGAGAGCGGATGCTATTGCAAACGCACTACACGAGTTTGAAGGTAAGATGGGTGTCGTCTCTGAGAAGGAGTATAAGTTTACTCAAGGGTTATTTAATGTCACTCAACGTAAGCCTGTGTCTCCACAAGACACGTTCTTTAAGCAGGCTAACAACACATCCAAAGTGCTTCGCTCTATTAACGCAGTGTCACTTCTTGGTTGGACTACACTCACCTCGCTTGGTGACGTAGCCTTACCTCTTGTTCGATCTGGCAACTTTAGAGCATGGGCCAATGGCTTACGCAAGTATGCTGCTGATCCACAGTATCGAGAGGATATTCAGAAGGTCGGTGTTGCCATTGAGAACCTGACTCATGAGCGTCTCACTGGTTTGGTTGGAGCTGATTCAACTAAAGCAACTAACGCTTTCTTCAACTTCACCATGCTAACTCCATGGACGAACATGAACCGTGAGATGGCTGGTGCAGTATTCCATCAAGCCATTATCTCTGAGCAGCGTACAGCCCTAACAGCTAAGAAAGGCACAGCCAAGTACCGAACCTCAATGCGCTTCCTTAACCGCTATGGTCTGGCTGAGTTTGGAAAGCAAGGGTCTAAGGATTTAAACGATCCTCGCGTCCTTGATAACGATGCTGTTCGTGAAGGCATGATCCGCTTTGCCAACGAATCCATCTTCACTCCTAACTCCAACGATGTACCCGTATGGGCGCAGACTCCGTGGGGAAGTATCGCCTTCCAGCTCAAGTCATTCCCAATCATGATGCAACGCTTAGTCTTCGGTGAGGGTGGTGTCGCTCGTGAAGCGTTTGGGTCAGCGGATGGCGAATGGAAAGCTAACCCGTATCCGTTGTTGTACATGTTAACCATTGGTGCTGGATTTGGTATGGCTTCTATGGCCTCCAAAGACGTAGCGCAATCGCGTGGCGGTGAAGATGAGCAGAGCATGGCATTGCGTAACCGCAACATGCTCAAGTCATTAGGATACGACAAGAAGATTCACGGTGATGAAGACGACTTTGCGGGCTGGTATTTGGACGGATTAGTCCAGATGGGTGGCTTGGGTCTACTGTCGAACATGCTTTACGACTCAGTGCAGCAGTTAGACAATGGTGCTTATGGTCAGATGCGTGTTGCCTCCACAATCTTTGGCCCATCTGTTGGTCTATTCATGTCTGGCTACAATGTAGCCGCTGGAGGATGGGATGCGGCTGGAGATGCAATGGGTGGAGAATCTACCAACTCTAAAGAGCGTCAAGGTATTCGAGCATTAGCTGAACGAATCCCAGTGGTTGGAGGAGTTAAGTCTTTCCGTGAAGGTGCAGTAGATATTCTCGCAGGAGAATCCGAAGTAGGTCAATCTAAGTCTACTGGTGGATTTGGAAGCAGTGGATTTGGTAGTGGTGGATTTGGTAGTGGATTCTGATGAGTACGGAAATTTGAATAAAGGAAATGATTATGCACACAAATGAAAGGTTGCTAAACCATGATAGTGATGAAGTAACAAAGGAAGATTATAAGGCATTTTATCAGGCTTTTAATGGGTTTAAGAATGGCTTGCCAGAAGCTGATAGCGTTGACGAAATGCAGATGCACAACTTCTACTCAACGCTGCTTATGAACAGGGATAAATTTAAAAACGACCCATTATCTATGGAGTACATTAAGAACCACTCCAAGCAAGGCTGGGGATATAAGGGCAATCCTAACTATGATCAGCAAATGCAGACTGATTATGCGGAAGATGCGAATGAGATGAGAGGAAAAGAGAATAGCTACTGGGGTCGAAATTGGAAATAGAATACGCCAGCCCTCACTTCAAGTGGTCTGAGTTTGCCTGTAGATGTGGGTGCGGTTGCACCTACGTTTCAAAGGATGCCATTGCAAAACTGGAGGAGTTCAGAGTATTACTCGGTGCTCCAATCCGAATCAATTCAGCATGTCGATGCCCGATCCACAACGCCAAGGTTGGAGGCGCACCATTAAGTCAACATCGCTCCACGGAGCGTAGCCCTTCAACAGCATTTGATATAGCAATCGGTAGCCACGACAAACAAGACCTTATCGATCTGGCTGAACGTGTTGGATTTGGTGGCATTGGAACTCGGTATAAAACTTTTGTTCATGTAGATGATCGCCCTAGCAGGGCAAGGTGGTAATATGTGGGACATGATTGGAGCAGCATTTCTCGGATCAGGTGCGGGTATCTTTGGATCAGTGATCTCCAAGGTGTTGTCAATCTGGCAATACAAGGAGGAGTTGAAAGCTAAGAAGATGGACTATGAGCACGAAAAGTCTCTCCTTGATCGGCAATTAGCGGCCAGAAAAGATGAGTTGGAGAGTGAGCAAGCGATTGTTAATATCTCTGCTGATCAATCAGTTCGAGTAGCATCATACGCACATGCCAGTAATGTTGGTGAGACAAGCGTATGGGTAAACAATGTTCTTCGATTGGTTAGGCCAGTGTTGACGTTGGTGATGGTGTTGTTGACAGCCTATGTTGCTGCCACATTTGATACGATTACTCAGAAAGAGTTAGCGGCTCAAATTATTGCAATCACATCCATGTGTTTTGCGTGGTGGTTTGGTGACAGGACTAAACAGAAGTCATGATCTAAGGCTTGGGCTGTGGATGATAGCGCATGTATTTGCTCGGATCATTGCAGCCTTCAGTTCCTCCGCAACCATCGCACAACCATGTGCCATCCTTAATAGGCTTGGCGAACTGACAGCTTGATGCCTCGACTGGCACAGCCATGTCACTCCAGCATACATCTCGTTTGAAACACCCTCGGCATCTCCAGTCTGTATGATCTTTAGAAATTTTAGCAGCATCACCTTCTAGTACAGTAACTATCCTCTGCTTTAGATAGCTCCATTCAATCTGATCGAACTCCACAATCTCTGCATGATAGCGAGACTTGTCTTTGTTGTACGCAATGAAGAATGATTCCTGCATATCAGCCAGTGCCATGTACATCATCAACTGGCAGTAGTAACTGTGGTGTGAAATCTTCACGCCCTTACTTAGAAACTTCTGGAAGCTCGTGTTGTTCATGGATTTGATTTCAAGAATATACATCTTGCCATCCAACTCAATCATGCCATCGGTGTGAGAACTAATGTGTCCCCCCAACTCCTGATAACTCCACTGCTCTCCAGTCTCAGGATCATTCTCGATGACCACTGCACCCTTAACTTTTTTGAGGTCAGCAACAACAACCTCTTCGATCATGTGACCCATAGCAAAGATGCGCTTGAGAAATGCTGGAGGCTCAGTGTTTGGAAATCCTCTCAAAGAGAATGCTAAGTTTGCATCGCAAGGATTGCCTACACCACTGGCTCCAATGTATTTGCGAGACTTACTCTCTGTCTCTAAATCGTAAGCCGCATCGATCTGCTCTAATAATTCAAGTGCTGGGGTTTGGTTCATTTGGAGTCACCTTGTAGACATACAATCCACATGCAATGTGGAGCTTATCAACGGTGTGAGAACCGTGCTTTGGCTTTCGGAGATGTCTTAACTGAGCGGAGACTGATGCCTCTGGGTCGCCCGTTGCTTTTGATATTGCGGCCAGTGTCATTGGTATACCGCTGCTACATGCCTTGAACACGCGATCAATCTGTTTAGCTAATCGCATATCATCTCGCTCTGGCGAGTAATCGCTGCCATCGAACTTATCGATTTCCATTTTTAATCCCTCTGGATTTAAGAAGTGGGGGCATGAAGCCCCCGAAGGCTACAGACCTAAAAAGGAATGTCGTCATCAAAAGAAGCAGCAGGGGAAGCTGTGCTTGTGACTCCGACTGGGGCATGAACTTCACCAGCAGCAAAGTATGGATTACTGGAGCGTGGCTCACCACCACCTTTCCTGCGCTCTCCTGTAGCATCGTGCCAGTCGTCACCTTGCACAACATGAACACCTACGGTCAGACCTTTCATCTTAGCGATGTCAGGTGACGAGTGAGTGTATCCAGCCTTCACTAGCATCGTCTTCAGTCTGCGTTGACCAATCTCCATCGCTTCAACGGAAGCGTTGTGTACGTTCATATAATCGGTAACGTGACCACCTCCATCCAGTGACGTTAGGGTGACAGCGAGACGCTGGCCCTTGCCATTCTTTGTTTTCTTAAGTTCAGCATCTGTGATGCGGCAAACATGCGCTCCAGCAGAAAGAGTTGAACCGCCTTTATCTTCTTCGATGCTGCCTAAATCTATTGCAGCTAAACCATTCCAATTACTACTCATGCTACTTCTCCTCAACGACAACTGTGTTGTCTGTTTGTTTTAATTGTTGTTTTGCCCACTCCGCATCAGTCATTTGCATCTTCGAGAAAAGCACTGTGATGTCATCGCACTTCTCAATTGGACGTAAACGCTGGCGAGGATCACGAGCTTTCGCGTAGTAACCTTTCACTTGGTCTGTCGCCAGATAACGAGTTACTGTTAGAACACCGTTCTCTTCTTCGGTGTGACGTTTTCCGCAGAAAACGTGGTCGAACAAAGCAGGGATTTGCTTTGATACTTTACCGCCCTTCACCATAGGCCAGTATGTTGTCTGGCCGTTATCATCCTCCTCCTCTGCTAGGAGACAGGTACACACAACGTGCATGTCTAGGTCTCGTATCCATTTAAGAGCACCAATCATCAAGCGAGAATTGTCACCCCACTTGTCAAAGGTATTCCGATTGTCTTTGTGTTTATCTTCGAGATGCTCCATCAACTGATCCGACAGCTCGGTCACTGAGTCAATGAAGATCGCTTTGTATCCCATTGACTTAAATTCTTTAGACGCAATCATCTGCATAGCACCACGAAAGCTGAACACTCCATTATCTGGATCATGCTCACCAGTCCACGAGCTAACAGGAATCACATCAATGGATACGAGTGACAAAGACTTTAGGCCACCCTCCAACGAGATGATCAAAGTCTTGCCGTATTTCTCTTGAACATGGATTGCTTGAGTTGTTTTGCCCCATCCATGATGGGCGCATAGGAGTGTCTTCTCGAAATGAACACTCTCATCTGAAGTCGATAAAACTTTAAACATTTAGATAGCCTCGATTTTAAATTTAGGTTTACTGGCAGAACGAGTCAGTGCTTTAGCTAATTGATTGCGCTCCTCGGCTGATGCTTTTTCGTACCGTCCTTTGGTCACTGCGAATTTAACGCTCATGCACTCAGGTAGATCATCTGGCGAGTGGTATAATTCTGACATCACTTCCTGATCCCATGTAAGTTTTTCCGCAACACTTGTCTGCACCAGTAGCTTAGAGGTCGTGACAACGTGCTCACCAACTTCTCTCATAGTGTGTGGCAATGCCATAGCCAACCCTTCTGTCGCGGTGTCTAAGGCTATTTTGGCTGCTTTAAATCGCTCTTGTAGTAGAACGACATCGAGTGCGTGATCTTGTATTCGATTGAGAACATCTTCTTGATTCAGTTCTACTTTGCAAGCAATCGTTTCGCTGTCTTCTTCAGAATCTTTCATATCAAAAATACCCATGCTACTTCTCCCTTGTTTTTTCTTTAAATCGTTTTGATGATTTAGTTGTTAGGTTTGTAATCATCGATAGGATATGGCAAGATTGTCTCGAAATCAACACATTTTTTAATTCATAAGGAAATTAGTTATGTCAGTGCAGTATAGATTGAACCTTCATCGTCTGTTCAGAGACCTCGGCGGGCCATCGGCAATAGCCAGATACACGGGTCATCCGCGAACATCCTTCTATAGATGGATCAACACCGATAGCGTGAGTAGCAAGTTGCTCGAAGATATTAAAACAGCGTTCCCAGACATCGAGTTAGATTTTTATTTTGAACCCATCGAGGTAAAGGAAGTGATAGCTAGGACGGGGCATATAAAGAGGGGGCTGCCCCCAAGAACAATTGAAAGAAAGTTAACAGCAAAAGAAAAGAATGCACTTAAGACGTATCACGAAGAATAAATAAAAAGGAAAGGGTATGAGTAAAGGAAATTTAAAAAAGGCTTTAGAATATTTGGAGTCAGGCTGGTCGATTATTCCATTATC